TATGCAACAACTGCAGGAAACGTAACAAACCCTTACTATTACGCGACTGACGACGTTGTTCAGTTTATGATGGGCGTGGGAGGAAGTCTGGGAAGTAATTATTCGAAGAGTCTCAACAGAGTTAATGGTATATATAGAATGGATGCTGTCACTGCACAGCTTTTAGCTGACACTTTTACGGACGGGTTAATTAACTTTATGGTAGTTGGAGATACTTTCACTTATAATCCTTACCCAGTAAACAGCGTCTACAACAGACCTTACGGAGATTGGCTAGCTAAAACCCACGGAGATGCCTGCCAATTGCGTATATTTTCAGAAAACGCAGCGGGGACTAATCAATACGAAATAAGAAATTATGGTGGTCTAGCCCCTAGCCCTGCTAACCCTGGGACTCCATTTAAAGCTGCAGATGGAACTTATGTTGAAATAGATATATATCAGCCGGCCGGGTCAAACGCAACAGTTAGGGAATTTTAGTAGCAAAAACATCGCAGTAAATACATAAATGTAAATGGCAAGAATTAGTACATATACTATAGATGAAAAAATATCTGGTGGCGATCTGTTAGTGGGAACAGCTGCTAACTCTAGAGGGGTCACCAGAAACTATACGATTGAATCTATAAGTGATTATATTTCCGTTGCTGAGCAAATGAAGTTTAAGTATGTCCCCCAGTCTTATTATGGGTCGGGTACTTTTTCTATACCTTCAGGGGCTTCGGATAATTTTCCTATTAATAATTTGTCTAATATAGCTATATCAAGAAAAGATTTATCGCCGCAAGACACTGTAGAGTTTTTAACTTATTTAATAGGCTCGGATATATTAATTGTAAAGCAAGATGATGTATCTAATTTCGGTCACTTTAAAATAGACAGTTATACAGTAGATGTGGTGGAGCCAGCGTATTTCAACATGGTTCTAACTTATATTGGAGGTAATGGGGTATTAAAGCTAGAAGAGTTTTATAATATTGTAAACTTTGTTAAAGCAACGGATGTAGGCGATAAAACATTTGTATTTGACCAGATTACTCCTTCAGCAACATGGAACATTACTCATACATTAAATAAATTTCCATCAGTTTCTGTAGTAGATACCGCAGGCACTCAAGTGTTTACTGATGTTAACTATATAAATAATAATAATATAACATTGACTTTTTCTACAGGATTTGCAGGAAAAGCATTTTTAAACTAAGAAAACATGCCAATATTTTACGACCCAATTAATCTAGCTACTAATCAGTTAGAACAAGCTAGAATTGAAAATTTAGGTTCTGATCCAGGTACGGGTGTTTCAGGACAAATATATTACAACACAAGCACTGATAAACTAAAGTTTTATGATGGTTCAATAAATGATTGGGCTAATATAGGTGGAGGTTCAGCAGCTAATGATTATTTAACAGGACTAAGTTTTAATACTGCTGATGGAGTATTGACTGCTACTGTTCAAAATCAAAGTAATGTTACTGTAGATTTAGATGGTAGATACGCATTAACTGGAGATATTGGAGATGGAACTTTAACAGTTCAGGGAACAGGAGTTCTGGGAGGTACGGGAACATTTACTGCTAATCAGGCAGGAAATACTACTATATCTGTAACGCATGATTCTTTTAGTGATTCACAGACTACAGCTGCATCTACTTTAACATTTGGAGGAACATTCCAAGCTTACACAGATGTAACTTCAAATTCAACAGGGCATGTAACAGGCCATGAGCTAACTACTTTCACACTTCCTGCAGCACCAACTGATGTAGACAATTACGTAGACTCCGTTGCGTTTAGCACCACTAATGGTGTGTTAACACTAGGTAGAACAGGGTCGTTAGCTGATTTAAGTGTAGATTTAGACGGAAGATATTTAGAATCAAATGAGACTATAACTTTATCTGGAGATGTAACAGGCTCTGGGACTACAGCAATAACAACAACAATTTCTGTTGGAGCAGTTGATTTTGCAATGATAAATCCAGTGGCTGTGGTGACAGAAACTGAAGGAATAGCCAATAATGATAACGATGTAACTCTACCTACTTCGGCTGCTGTTAAAGCTTACGCAGATAGTTTAATAGTTGGAGGGCTAATATATCAAGGCGGATATAACGCGAACACTAACTCACCTAACTTGGACGCTAGCCCAAATCCCAACCTAATTAAAAAAGGTTGGACATACACTGTTACTGACCCGGGGATGTTCTTTACCGAGCAGGTTCGCGCTGGCGATGTGCTTATTGCGGAATCGGATGCGCCTACTGTGCTTACTGATTGGACTACTGTACAGAACAATATTGATCTTGCAGATCTAACTACTGTAGGTATTGGCAATGTAAATGCTTCAATAGCTAATACATTAGACGGATTAAATGTATCTTATTCGTCAGGTACCGCCACCGTAGGATTAGATGTAGTTGGTTTAACAGAGTTATCGGATATTGCGGGAGGAGATTCCTTAATAATTTATGACCTAAGTGGAACTAAAAATTATAAAGTATCTGTAGGAACGTTAAACACAGCGGTTAATTCAGCTAGTACTTATGCAACCACTATATCTGCGACAGCCACTATAACACACGGCTTAAACACAAAAGATGTAATAGTACAATTATATGATACGGTAACTAATTTAACGGTATATGCTAGAGTAAACAGAATATCTACATCACAAGCTACAATAACATTTGGAACAACACCTGCTAATGATGTAAGAGTTCTAATACAAAAAATAGGATAATTAAATGGCAATACAATATTACGATGGAGTAAACATAGTAGGAGGTTTCAAAGTAGGAGATAGCCTTGCTTCATCATCATTTGAAGTAGAATCAGGTGGGGACATTTTAGTTAATACTGTATTAAAAGTTTCTGATGACTTTGAATTAAGCGGAGCTTTTTACGATAGCAATAATCAAAGTGGTACATCTGGTCAGATATTGAGCTCTACATCTAATGGAACTGATTGGATAGATGCACCAAGTGGAGGAAGCAGCCCTTGGACTACTGACACTAACGGAATAACATATACTGCTGGAGCCGTAGGTATAGGTATGGCTTCCGTATCTGGCATGGATTTAGCTGTAGATGGTTTTGTAAGACTTTATGATGGGTTTAGAGTTAATGGCAATACGCAAATGGATGGTGCACTAAGTGTTCTTCTCAGCACTAGCTTAAGTGGGGATTTAACTTTGAATGGTAATGATATTTACACAGACGGCGGCGATATTTTAGACAACGATGATTCGGCTGGAGCTCTTAATTCGTTTTTAATGTCAAAAGGAACAGGCAACGGAGTAAGATGGATTCCTGTTAACGCTGCGTCGTTTAGCGCAGTAACTTCTGTAACCACAGGCGAACCAAGTGGTTCTGACTCAGTTATAAATATAGTTAGTTTAACACAAGCAGAATATGATGCTGGAACACCAGTCGCAACTACTTTATATATAATAACTTAACATGGCTATTTCATTAGGAAGCGGAAGTATAAGTGCTTTAAAACTAGGTTCAACTGCAGTAACCAAAGCATACCTGGGAAGTACTCAGGTTTGGCCTGTAGCTTCAGGAGTTGCATCAGTTACAGTAAGTACTGCGGGATATATAAAATGGTTTGCTGGAACTTTTGCTACCGTTCAAAGAAGTACCAGTGGTTCAGGCTCGGGAGCTACTTTTAATGTAGTCGTAAATGGTAGTGGTGCCGCAACTTCGGTTTCTTCTATAACAGCAGCAGGTTCGGGATATGCTGTAGGTGATACTATAACGCTAGATTACACGTCAGTGCCAGATGGTAGAGAAGTTACATATACAGTATTAACAGTAGCAAGCCTAGGATAAATAAAATTGTAGTTTTTTTAAATTACGTGTGATTATATAATAAAATCTAATTAAATGAATCAAATAGTAAAACAATTTAGCTTTGGAGACAAAGGTAGAGAAAAAGTATTTAAGGGTATCGAAACACTTACTGAAGCCGTAGCATCAACACTAGGGGGAGGCGGTGAATGTGTAATTTTTGAGGATGCCCAGGGAATACCTGTAATAACTAAAGACGGTGTAACGGTAGCAGAATTATCTGTATTATTAGATCCTGTAGAAAATATGGGGGCATCACTGGTTAAACAAGCAGCAAGAAGAACAGTTGCTGAAGCTGGAGACGGAACAACAACTTCTACAGTGTTAGCTCACGCGATTTTAAAAGAGTTTGCTAAGTCACCAGTTAAATTCACTAGTAGAGAAAAACGTGACGCTATAAATAATGTAGTAGATAAAGTTTTAAATAATTTAGATAAACAAGCTAAGCCGGTAAATGGCAACATGATTGATGAGGTAGCTACAATATCTACAAATAATGATGCGGAATTAGGCAAGCTGATAGCAGATGCTTATAGAGCTGTAGATTTAACTGGAGTGGTTATGATGGAAACATCACAAGATGGTAATACTACAATTGAAGTCGTTGAAGGAGTGCAATATGAAAAAGGGTTTACGAACAATCACTTCGTAACAAACCACGCAAGTAATACAGCAGAATTAAATAATCCTAAGATATTATTAATTGATTCAGCGGTTGATACTATAAGGCAGATACAAACAGTACTGGAACATGTTATAAAAAACAACATAGCTTTGCTAATAGTAGGAGACGTTGATGCGAAAGTAGCAGCTGCTCTTGCAATGAATAAAAACAAAGGAGCTATAAAAGTTAATATAGTGCCAGCGCCCACTCATGGTGTTAATAGAAAAGAAATATTTGATGATTTAGCTTTATTAACTGGAGCAACCGTTATAAGCGAAAATTTAGGAGACGATTTAGATTTAATTGATTTAGATTGCTTAGGAACTTGTATTAAAGTTGTATCTACATTTAAGGACACGGTTTTTCAAATACAAGAAGATCAGTCAGAAGATATAAAATTAATAATAGAAAGTATAAAGGAACAACTTCTTATAGAAAGTAACCCTAACAAAATAGTTAAACTAGAAAAAAGATTAGCTATGTTATCTGCAAAGCTTGCAATAGTTAAAGTTGGAGGTAATTCGGATGTTGAGTTAAATGAAAAGAAAGATAGAGTAGAAGACGCAATATGCGCGACTAAAGCTGCTATAAAAGAAGGTGTGGTTGCCGGTGGCGGAGTTGCACTTATAAATGCCGCAAGAAATATAAAAACTAAATTAGCTAGCGAACAATTAGTTATAGAGTCTTTATATTATCCTTGCAAAACAATAATGAAAAACGCTGGTTTAGAATACGAAGACATTAATAAAAAAAATGTAGGAGTTAATGTAGAAACCGGTAAAACGGTTAATATGTTTAAAGCCGGTATTATTGATCCAGTATTAGTTACAAAATCTGCATTAAAAAATGCAGCCTCAGTTGCTTCGACAATATTGTCAACTAACTGTGTTATGTCTAACGTAAGAGGATAATATGAATGCAATAGGTAGAAACATAATAATAAAAAAATTAAAAGAAGGTGTTACCAAAACTAAAGGCGGTTTGCTTTTAGCTGAAAATCACCGAGAAGATATAAGATATGTAGAAGCTACGGTGGTATCTACGGGAGATGAATGTCCAGGTATTGCTAAAGACGATGTCATATATTACGATCGTCACGCAGGCCATAAGATTGAACTTGATAAAGAAACTTATCACGTTATTAAGGCTCAAGATGTAGTATTTGTTTTATGAGAGAATTAACTGGCCAGAAGTTAAAAGAGATAGGTCTGTTAAAACATTATAGAGTAATACGAAGATGGGCTTGTAAAAAAACTGGATTAACCGATGCTGATTTAGAATTATTGATATACTTTGATTGTCTAGGCAACTTTACAAGAAAAGATTTTGAAGATGGTATATTAATTTATTCTTGGGACAATAGAAGATGGAATAGGTTATTAAAAGAAGGCTGGATAGTTAAATGGAGAGGTTACAATGGAGCAGATAAAAGCTATAGCATATATCAAGTTAGTTTACAAACAAAAAATATAATACAACAGATTTATAGAATAATGCTGGGGACGGAAGATATACCAACTTCTACAAGACGTAATCCAGCAATGAAACGAATTTCTTACAGTGACAAAACTTTAGCTACTGCTATAGGAAAAATTAATAAAGATAAAACAAGATAATTATGGCGGGAATAATGGCAGCAATGAAAAACTTTAATAATCTGGGAACGGTTTTTTCAAACAACCCAGCTCTTAAAGCTGTGCAGCAAGCTCAACAAAGAAAACAAGCCCAGCAACAAGCAGTAAGTCAAGTAGCCGGAGTAGCTGGAGCAGCACCTACACCCGCAACACCAGCAGCGTCGGCAGCAGCAGCAGCGCCTGTGGCAGACACAAGTGGGCTAGAAGCTAGAATAGCTGCATTAGAGTCCTCTGGATCTAATATGGCTTCAGCCCCTTCATCTATGGATCCAAGAGCAATAGCTACAGGGGAAGCAATGTTTGGAAATCAAGATCAAAGAAATAATTCAATAAATCCTTTTAATAGTGCATTAATTTAAAAAAAAATATGGAATATACAAAAAAACCAATAGCTAACGCAACAGGTAAAGCTTCAGGAGAAGTAGGAGAAAGTGCTTTATGGGACGGACCGTTAAGCCAATCAGGAAGACCCCACGGTAAAGGTTCTTCATCAGGAATAAGAGGTATGGAGGTATTAAAATATCCATGCAGCTACGAGTCTAAACCAATAACAGAATGTGCCAAGAAGGGAAGGTACAATGAATCTTACTAAAAATTTTAGTAAATCTGAATTTGATTGCAGTTGTGGGTGTGATATGCCTGACGACGTACTTATAGAAGTAACAAAGTTAGCTAGTCAATTACAGCACGTTAGGGATTTTGTAAGAAAACCTATTAAACTAACAAACGCATACCGATGCTCCGAGCACAATAAAAAGGTTGGTGGGGTTTCAAACTCCCAACATATTTTAGGTAAAGCTGCTGATATTCAAATAAACGATTTAGATCCATCTGAGGTTTATAAAACCATAGATAACTTAACTGAGCACGGACATATATTACAAGGAGGTCTTGGCAAATACAATACCTTCACTCATTACGATATAAGAAAAACTAGAGCCCGCTGGGATAAAACATTAGAATAATGGCTACAAAAAAAGCAGCACCTAAAAAAAGAGGCAAAGCACCCTCGCGTAAGAAATCTAAAGGAAACTACGCTGAAGTAAAAAAGGGAAGAGGTACAGGTAAGAAAGCTGGTGGTGGAATGACCGCTAAAGGAGTTGCTAAATACCGTAAAGATAACCCTGGTAGTAAATTAAAAACTGCCGTAACTACACCTCCTTCAAAATTAAAGAAAGGTAGTAAAGCTGCTAAGAGACGTAAATCATTTTGCGCAAGATCTAAAGGCTGGAAATCAGAAAGAGGATTAGCTGCACGAAGAAAATGGAACTGTTAATATGAAAGGAAAAAAGAAATCAACACCTTGCTGGACTGGATACGTTAAGAAAGGTACAAAGATGAAAGGTAACCGCAGAGTTAATAACTGTGTAAGAGTTACAAGAAAAAGGTAACTATGAGTAAGAATCCAAACGCAAAGAAAAACGGAGGTGAAGGAACAGCTGTAGGAAAAGCATTAAGGTTCTTAGCCGCTCAAGGAAAAAAGTTTGCGCCAGAACTGCTGGATATGGCAGGATCATTAACTGGTGTTGAAGCATTAAGTAAATTAGGGGATGCAATTAAAGGTGACCCTGAATTATCTGAATTAGATAAAAAAATATTACTCGCCGAGCTAGAAACAGATGTGGTAAGAGAACAAGAAATAACTAAACGTTGGGAAGCTGATTTGCATTCAGACAGTTGGTTATCAAAAAATGTACGACCATTAACATTATCATTCTTATTAGTAAGTATGTTTCTGTTCGTTATATTAGATAGCACGTCATCAATACCATTTAACATAGATCCAGAATGGATCGATCTTCTTAAAGCACTTATGATAACCGCTGTTGGTGGTTATTTTGTTGTGAGATCAGGAGAAAAAATAACAAACAAATTAAAAAAATAATTATGCCATACACGCAACCATCAGAAAAACTACAAGAACCTACTAGAGCTTGGCAAAGAGCTGAAGATTTAGACAATAAATCTATGGAAAATGACAAAAAAGGAAAAAGAAAAAAAGCAATAAGACAGCGTAACAGAGCTGGGAATATTAGAAATAGAAATTAAAATAAAGAATAAAATAAAAAAGTAAATTAAATTAAATTCAATCCAATGAAAAAATTATTAATCATATTATTATTACTGCTATCAATTAATTTATCTGCACAAGAAAAATTTAATGGTATATGGCAAAGCGAAGGTACAGATTATTTAAAAACAATTTTAGCCTCTGAATACTCAGTATTGAAATGCTATAATACCTGTTTCAGTATACATAATTTTATAGATGAAGAAATAATCTATGAAGATGAAAACAAATTTACAACACAATTATATAACCCCAAAAATGGTTATCGTGTTACAATAGAATACACATTAATAAACAAGGATTCAATTTCTAGCAAATATTCAGGTGATCTTACAGGGGTATATGGAATAAAACGATTCCACTAACTAAAAAACATGGCATATAAACAAAATTTCGGGAGACCTAGCGAAGGAAGAAACGGGGAACCATTCGCTAAAAAAGGATTGATTACCCCCACTATTGTAAATTCCGCAAGCAGCGATAACACTTTAATAGGCACTGGGAACACCCCGGTTGTGAATGAGTTGGAACCCGTAATGTTGGGAACTGTTAAAAAAACTAAACCACTTTCCAACAGGGAAGAGTCAATTCAGCGTCAAAAACAAACCAAAGCGGGGAAAGGAAACTTATTAAATAGAGATCCTAGTTATAGTCCAAATCAAAATATAACGCGAACAACCTCAACAATAAATAGAGAAACTACTGACGGCAGACCGTATTCTTTAAGTAGAAATACTTTTACTAATGTAGGGGGAGGTGAGTCTTATAATGTGGACAATAACTCTAATGAAGCTTTTATTGACGGTAGATCAAGTGGTTTCTTTTCCAACAAAGACGCTCAAAATCAAGCAACGAAGAGCGAAAATTTTGTGAATAGTGAAAAATTTAATGTACGCCAAGGTGGTGAGATGCAAAATTTTGGAACTTTTGTTATGGGAGGGAGAGATTCAGGCCAGCCAATTAGCACGTTTATGCAAAATCTGAAGACCGGAAGTATAGTGGGCCAACTTAGCGGAGAAGGTGTCGGACGTACTTTAGGAGAAACTACTCCAAGCGCAAACAGAAGTACAAACGAATTCGCTAAGCATGATAACACCAATACGCAGTTATTAGACGGGTCGGAAAGGCGAACTAGTTTTTTTAAAAATATGACACCTGAGCAAGGAATACAGTTTATAAAAAATGATAGTTTAAGTGGCCAATCAGGAAGGTTTGGCAAGCAGGCTTTTAAGGGGGCAATTAAGTTTAAAAATCAGATGTTTAATAAGGACATAACAGATGGTAGCTAAACATAACAAACAACAATTATTAACAATTAAATTAAATAAAAATGAGTAAAGTAAAAAAAATGAAATCAGAAAACTTATCAATTAGTAAAGAACAATTAGAAAAAGTACAAGGATTGCAAGCGGACTTGCAAAAGTATTGTGCGCATATTGGAGGCTTAGAAGTTCAAAAAGCAAAAGCTATTTACCAAGTAAATATGCTTGAAAAAGAAATGGATGAATTTAAAGCTACAATAGAAAAGGAGTATGGACCTATAAACATTGATTTAACTGATGGAAGCTACGAAAAAATAGTTCCAGCAGATAAAGATTAATGTTATGGATAATGTTATAAGAAAAATTAGCATTGGTGCTGACTACAAGAACGAAGCAATGCATTACTCTGTTAAGCAGACAGTTTACGGTGGGCACGAAATTTCTCATATAATATTTGAAGAGTCTGATAATTCTTATAATATATTTATAAAAAAGAACAATGAGGTAATGCCATGGAAGAAATTTAATTCTAACATGGCAATATCCGTTGAGTATGACTTGGAGTACTAATGAGGAGTATATACGATTTTATCATAAAGCCGGTAGGCCAAAGATATGATAATACGGTAAAGGTTGGGGAAGTGGACCTTGTGACCAACACTTCTATAGAGAGTTTTAAACACGTTAATAATATAGCGGAAGTTGTAGAAACCCCAGCGGCATTTGCAACACCTATAAAAAAAGGAGATCTAATTGTAGTTCATCATAACGTGTTTAGAGTTTTTTATGATATGAAAGGACTTAAAAAAAATAGTAGATCATTTCTTAAGGACGGACTTTTTATGTGTGCAATAGATCAAATATATTTGTACAAAAGCAAAAAGAACTGGAAATCATTTGGGGATAGATGCTTTGTTGCTCCGGTTAAAAATAAAGACCCTTTTAGTAGCGATAAAACAGCTAGCCTTATTGGTATACTAAAAATAGGTAATAAGTCCTTAGAACGTGCTGGAATCAATCCAGGGGACATAATTGGATTTACGCCAAATAGCGAATGGGAATTTGTTATAGATAATCAAATTATGTATTGTATGAAATCAAATGATATTGTTATAAAGTATGAGCTCGATAGAAACGAAGAAGAATATAATAGCGGCTGGGCGCGAAGCAATTAAAGAATTAGTAAAGGTAGCAAAAGAAAAGATCGTTGACTCAGAGGAAGATATATCCGCTGACAGACTTAAAAATGCTGCCGCTACTAAAAAGCTTTGCATATTTGACGCTTTTGAAATATTAAACAAGATACAAGAAGAAGAGCAAATGATTTTAGACTCTAGTAATAAAGAAAGTAAACCTGCTTTTAAAGGGTTTGCAGAAGGGAGATCTAAATAATGGCTTACGAACAAACGTTATACAAAGTAGTTAATGATTACATTAAGCCTGCTATAATTAAAAAAAAGAATCGCTATTCTAAATGGGATTACGGCTATAACAAAGAACACGATGTTGTTGTAATTAGCAAGTCCGGAAAAATAGGCGATATATACGAAATTGGTAATGTGATGATTGCATTACCCAAAGCAGAAAATGTAAAAGATTTAGGAGACAACAAATGGAAAGCTGCTGAATATCCTAAGTTATTAAAAAAAATTAAAAGTGTTCAAGATTGGAACGCTTACCCAAATAGTTTTAAAGAGCAATGGCATCCATATATAGATGAAGAATTTGAAAGACGTGAAAAAGGGTTTTGGTTTATTAATAAAGGCAAGCCTACTTACATTACTGGCACTCACTACATGTACCTGCAGTGGTCCAAAATTGATGTCGGATTACCGGACTTTAGGGAATCAAATAGATTATTCTATATATTCTGGGAAGCCTGCAAAGCGGATTCAAGATCGTACGGTATTTGTTACCTTAAAAATCGACGCTCTGGATTTTCATTCATGTCGTCGGGAGAAACAGTTAATTCAGCTACGATATCTTCAGACTCTAGATTCGGCATACTATCCAAGTCGGGGGCTGATGCTAAAAAAATGTTTACGGATAAAGTTGTACCAATCTCGGTAAACTATCCGTTTTTCTTTAAGCCAATACAAGACGGTATGGACCGTCCAAAAACAGAGTTAGCATATAGGGTGCCTGCTTCTAAGTTTACAAGGCGTAAATTAGAGGATAATCAAATGGCTACTGAGCTGGATGGCTTAGACACAACTATTGACTGGAAGAATACAGGTGATAATAGTTATGATGGTGAAAAACTAAAACTACTTGTTCACGATGAGTCAGGCAAGTGGGAAAAACCTACAAATATACTTAACAACTGGCGAGTAACAAAAACTTGTTTAAGATTAGGTAGTAGAATTATTGGAAAGTGTATGATGGGATCAACATCAAACGCTTTAGATAAAGGCGGCAAAAATTTTAAAAAATTATACGAAGGCTCGGATACATTATTAAGAAATAAAAATGGGCAAACTAAAACAGGTTTATATAAACTTTTTATTCCTATGGAATGGAATTATGAGGGTTTTATTGATCAGTACGGCTATCCTGTGTTTGATACTCCAAAAAAAGAAACATTAGATCCTCAAGGAAATTTAATTACAGAGGGAGTAATACAGCACTGGGAAAACGAAGTTGAAGGATTAAAAGATGATGCAGATGCATTAAACGAATATTATCGACAGTTTCCTCGTACAGAGCAACACGCTTTTAGAGATGAAGCTAAACAATCTTTATTTAATTTAACTAAAATTTATCAGCAAATAGATTACAACGAAGAATTAAGAAATTCTTCAATGGTTACTCAAGGTAATTTTCAATGGGAGAACGGAATAAAAGATACTAAAGTTATTTTTTACCCAAATAAAAGCGGAAGATTTTTTATTACTTGGGTCCCAAACATAAGCCAACAAAACAATATAATAATAAAAAATGGAAATAAATATCCTGGCAATGAGCACATGGGAGCTTTTGGATGTGATAGCTATGATATTAGCGGGGTTGTTGGTGGCGGCGGATCTAACGGATCACTTCATGGACTAACTAAATTTTCTATGGAAGATGCGCCTATAAATCATTTTTTTTTAGAATACATAGCTAGACCTGCAACTGCAGAAATGTTTTTTGAAGATGTACTTATGGCTATTGTGTTTTATGGAATGCCTTTATTAGCAGAAAATAACAAACCTAGACTTCTTTATTATTTAAAAAGAAGAGGATACAGGGGCTTTAGCATTAACAGGCCAGATAAAACGTATAATAAATTATCTTTAGCTGAAAAAGAAATAGGGGGAATACCTAATTCAAGTGAAGATATAAAACAAGCACACGCAGCAGCTATAGAGACTTATGTAGAAGAATTCGTTGGAGAAATGAAAACAGGTTACGGCGACATTTATTTGCAAAGAACATTAGAAGACTGGGCAAGATTTGATATAAATAATAGAACTAAGCATGATGCCTCCATAAGTTCTGGACTAGCATTAATGGCTTGTAATAAACATAGGTATAGCCCTAAGGGCGCTATAAAAACTAAAACATATTCTTTAGGTTTTAAAAAATATAACAACGAGGGATCTACTTCAAAAATAATACAATAAATGAATGTAAGTACAAATACTAATAGCCCATTTCCAGATCAAGTAGTAAGTGACGCTGAGAAGTCAACATTAGAATACGGACTGCAAGTCAGTAGGGCTATAGAACAAGAATGGTTCAATTATGGAGGTAGTGGTTCAAATAGATATATAACTAATTGGAATAATTTTCATAATTTAAGATTGTACGCCAGAGGAGAGCAAAGCGTTCAAAAATATAAAGACGAGTTAGCTATTAATGGTGATTTATCTTATCTTAATTTAGACTGGAAGCCGGTTCCTATATTGTCTAAGTTTTCGAATATAGTTGCAAATGGCATAACTCAAAAACAATATGAATTAACTTCGTATGCGCAAGATCCTGAATCTTTAAAGAAAAGAACTGATTTTGCTGAGGATATATTATTTGATATGCTAACTAAAAACGAAAGAGCTCAAGCTTCGGAAATTGTTAACGTGGATTTAAGCAGGTCTAATATTCCCTCAGACAGCTTACCTGAATCAATAGAAGAAAGAGATCTACACATGCAGTTAAGCTATAAGCAGGCCATTGAAGTAGCCGAAGAAGAGGCTATAGAAACGGTATTAGCTACTAATGAATTTGACTTAACTAAAGCTAGGATTAATCAAGATTTGGTAAACATAGGAATAGGTATAACCAAAACCTCTTTTAATCCAGCAGAGGGAATTGTGGTTGATTATGTAGATCCTGCATGCTGTGTTTGGTCCTACACTGAAGATCCTTATTTTAATGATATATATTATGTAGGGGAAGTAAAATCAATAACTATACCCGAGCTTAAAAAAGAGTTTCCTAATATTTCAAATGAAGAGTTAGAGCGTATACAAAAAATGCCAGGTAATCGTAGGTATATTAGAGGATTTGAAAATTATGATTATAATACCGTTCAGGTATTGTACTTTGAATATAAAACATACACGGATCAAGTATTTAAAATAAAAAGAACAGATTCAGGTTTAGAAAAAGCAATTGAAAAAACAGATGAATTTAACCCACCCCCTAATGATAATTTTGAAAGGGTATCAAGATCAATAGAAGTATTATACGAAGGGGCTAAAATAGTGGGTACTGATGTAATGCTTAAATGGGAAATGTCAGAAAACATGACTAGACCTTTAGCAGACACAACTAGAGTTGAAATGAGCTATTCTTTGTGCGCCCCTAGGATGTATAAAGGAGCTATTCAATCTTTAATAAGTAAATGTATTGGTTTTGCGGATGTAATACAATTAACTCATCTTAAAATACAGCAAGTACTAGCTCGTATGGTTCCAGATGGTATATTTTTAGATATAGACGGTTTGGCTGAGGTTGATTTAGGAAATGGAACAAACTACAATCCTTCGGAAGCTTTAAACATGTATTTTCAAACGGGTTCTGTTGTAGGTAGATCTCTTACTCAAGACGGAGATATGAATAGAGGCAAAGTTCCTATACAAGAGCTAAGTTCTTCTAATGGCATGGGCAAAATACAATCTCTTATTACTGCATATAATTACAATATGCAAATGATTAGAGACGTTACCGGACTGAACGAGGCAAGAGATGGATCATTACCCTCAGCTGACTCATTAGTTGGGTTACAAAAAATGGCCGCTAATGCCTCTAATGTAGCTACTAAACATATACAAGACGCAAGTATATTTTTAAATCTTAGTACTTGTGAAAATATATCTTTAAAAATAGCTGATGTTTTAAATTTCCCATTGACAAGAAATTCTTTAATGAACAGTATATCTACATTTAATGTAGCTACTCTTAATGAAATTCAAAACTTAAATCTTCATGATTTTGGGATATATTTAGAATTAGAACCTGATGACGAAGAAAAAGCTGAATTAGCTGCTAATATAAATGCCTCTTTGCAACAGGGGAGTATTGACATTGAGGACGCTATAGACATAAGAGAAATTAAAAACCTTAAGTTAGCTAATCAAATGCTAAAGCTAAAGCGCAGGAAAAAGCTAGAAAGAGAACAAGCACTTACGCAACAGAATATACAAGCTCAAGCACAAGCTAATGCAGAAGCATCAGAAAAAGCCGCTATGGCAGAGGTACAGAAGCAACAAGCTTTAACAGCCGAAAAAGTTGCTATAGAACAAGCTAAGTCGCAATTTGAAATGCAAAGAATGCAGGCAGAAGCCCAAATTAAAAAGCAATTAATGGCGACGGAGTTTGAGTATAATATGCAGTTAGCTCAAGCTCAGATAGGGGCTACTAAAAGTAAAGAAGCAGAAATTGAAGATCGTAAAGACAAGAGAGTAAAAATACAGGGCACTCAACAAAGCGAGCTTATACAGCAAAGACAAACAGAGGGTATGCCTAAGAATTTTGAATCTCAAGGTAATGACGTTATGGGAGGATTTGATTTATCTTCATTTGATCCCAGTTAAATAAGTATTTAATAATTATATAATATTATATCATGAATGAACAAACAAAAACGGAGGGATCTTTTAAGATTCAGTCCAAACCAAAGCTAACTGATGAACAACTAGCAGCTAAAAATAAAGAACCTTTAATAGACGTTCCTAGTAATGTCACTCGAGTAGTAATTCCTAAAGAAGAAAAAGACGCTGCTCAAGAGTCAAATACAGACGTTGTAAATAATAATGAACCGGTTGTAGATGTGCAAGAAGTAGCAGAAGAAACACAGGAATCAATCATTAAAGAAATTACCGACGAGCAAGAAGCAGAAGTTAAAGCTCCCGCTATTGAGCCAGCTCATGTTCAAAATGATTTGCCTGATAATATAAATAAATTGGTAGATTTTATGAAAGAAACCGGCGGCACAATGCAGGATTACATAAGACTAAATACCAACTATGAGGATGTAGATAGAGACACACTAGTAAAAGAATATTACAAAGCTACCAAACCTCATTTGTCAAAAGATGAAATTGATTTTATGATCGAGGACACTTTTGCATTTGACGAAGATATTGATGAAGAGCGAGACATCAAAAGAAAAAAGCTCGCATATAAGGAAGAGGTTTCAAAAGCCCGTAGTTTTTTAGAAGATACGAAGAAAAAGTATTATGACGATATCAAGTTGAAATCGCCGACTGTTTCTGAGGATCAACAAAAAGCTACTGACTTTTTTAATCGCTACCAGGAGGATCAAGAAAGAAGCTCACAAAACCACGAGAAGTTTAAGACTCAAACTCAACAATTATTTAATAAAGATTTCGAAGGTTTCGATTTTAATTTAGGAGATAAAAAGTTTAGGTATGGTGTTCAAAACACTTCGCAAGTGGCAGAAAAACAATCAAATATCAGTAATTTCATAGGAAAGTTTCTTGGAAAAGATGGTACGATTGAAGATACCGCAGGGTATCATAAAGCTTTATACGCAGGTGCTAATGCTGATAAAATAGCAAGTCACTTTTACGAACAAGGCAAATCAGACGCTATTAGAGACGTGGTAAACAAATCTAATAATGTTTCAACTGAAGCGCGAAAAGCTGCTCCTGTTGAGAGTGCAAGGTTTGGAGCTTATAAAGTTAAGTCAGTTTCTGGAGCGGACTCCAAAAAATTGAAAATTAAAAAGTTTAAAAACACATAACAATGAGTTTATTACCACAATTTGGGACAATAGTCCCTTCACAAACGCAATCATTACTTGCGACAAATTACCTGCAATGGAACAACAATGGCGGAGCTGCTGGAGTACCAGGAAACTTTGCTGACTTTGCTCAGCAGTATTTACCAGAAATCTACGAAGCAGAAGTAGAGCGTTATGGAAACAGAACGTTATCTGGATTTTTAAGAATGGTTGGAGCTGAAATGCCAATGACTTCTGATCAAGTTATTTGGTCTGAACAAAACCGTTTGCATATATCTTACACTGATGTAGAACTTGGAGCAGTAGATGGAACCAAGCAAGTTGTTGATTTGAATAATGCAGCTGTTGCAGGAGTACAAAATGTAATCTCTATTAATGACACAGTTGTTGTATTAGATCCAACTACAGGAAAAGAAGCTAAAGGTATTGTTACTGAATCAGGAGCTAATGCAGGCTCAGCGCTTGCTGCTGACTCTATTAAGATTCAAGTATTTTCAGGGCAAACATTTACTGCTTTAGGATTTACAGCTACAGGATTAAAGGTATTCGTTTACGGATCTGATTATTCTAAAGGGACTACAATTGGAGCTGGCGCTGGAAATTCAGCAGCTAGAGTAAGTGTAGAGCCAGTATTGACTCAGTACGCTAACTCTCCTATTATTATAAGAGATCAGTATGTTGTATCTGGATCTGATACCGCACAAATCGGATGGGTAAATGTTGCTACTGAAGATGGAACTGACGGGTACTTATGGTATTTAAAAGCTGAATCTGAAACACGTTTACGTTTTGAAGATTACTTAGAAATGGCAATGGTAGAAGGTGAATTAAATACATCTGCTCTTAACCCATTAACTCAGCCAGGAACACAAGGTTTATTTGCAGCTATTCAAGATAGAGGTAATGTAGAAACCGGGTTTACTGCAGGCGGTGGATTAGCAGAATTTGATGCTATTCTTAAAAACCTAGATACACAGGGAGCAATTGAAGAGAACATGTTATTCTTAAACAGAGCTACGGCTTTAGATTTTGATGATATGCTTGCTGCTATTTCTAGCGGTACTGCTGGAGGTGTTGCTTTTGGATTGTTTGAAAATTCAGAAGATATGGCTCTTAACTTAGGGTTCAGCGGATTCCGTAGAGGATCTTATGACTTTTACAAAACAGATTGGAAATACCTAAATGACGCGTCTACTCGTGGAGCAATTGACGGTATCAATTCAATTGAAGGAGTATTAGTACCAGCTGGAACTTCAACTGTATATGATCAAGTTTTAGGAACTAACATTCGTCGTCCATTCTTGCACGTACGATACAGAGCTTCTCAAACTGATGATCGTAGAATGAAGTCTTGGTTAACAGGATCTGTTGGAGGTGCTAGTAACTCAACTCTTGATGCAATGGAAGTAAACTTCCTATCTGAAAGATGTTTGATTACTCAGGCAGCTAACAACTTTGTATTATTCAGAGGAGCATAATAGCTCAAATGTAATCATTACCCTCGTTGTATTAGCGGGGGTAATTATTACTCTTATTAATTATTTAATTATATTATATTATGGCAAATAAAAAAACAGCAACTAAAAAAGTTGCACCACAAGAACCTATTACAGATGGGTTACCAGTACAAACAGAAACAGTTAAGCCAACTAAACAGGCTCCTGTTCAACCAGCAAAACCTAAATGGGAAATCAAAGATAGAATATATTTCTTATTAGGAAGACATACTCCTTTAACTCATACAATACCAGTAAGGCATACTAGAAAACATGCTTTACTTTATTTTAATGAAGAAACGGGAAAACAAGAAGAACTAAGATATGCTACTAATCACGATTCACCTTTTAAAAGTGAACAGGAAGGAGAAGCTACCTTAGGACATATAATGTTTAAAGACGGAGACTTAAGAGTCCCTAAAGAAAAACAAAATTTACAGAAGCTACTTTCATTATACCACCCTATGAAAGGCAGGATATATGAAGAGTATGATCCGGTAGAGGAAGCTTTTGACGATTTAGAATTACTAGACTTACAAACTGATGCAGCGGTATTTGCAAGAGATATGGATATTGACGACGCAGAGGCTATATTAAGAGTAGAGATGGGCAGTGCAGTTAGCAAATTATCTTCTAAAGAAATAAAAAGAGATCTACGAATATTTGCAAATAAAAACCCTGAGCTGTTTTTAAACTTAGCTAATGATGACAACGTCCAGCTACGTAATGTAGCCATAAAAGCTACCGAAGCAAACATAATTAATTTATCTCAGGATCAACGAACTTTTTCTTGGGCATCTAATGGACGGAAGTTAATGTCTGTTCCTTTTGATGAGAATCCATACTCAGCTATGGCTGCTTTTTTCAAAACAGATGAAGGAGTTGAAGTATATAGATCTATAGAAAAAAAGTTTAATTAGTAGTTTTTTAAAAAAACACGTAATTATATTATAGATGGTGAATTATTATTAGCCGGTTTCTTTAGTGAGGCCGGTTAATATTTATAACAAAAAAATAAAATGGCAGTAAATGTAGACATAGTTTATAAAACGGTGTTGCTTATTCTTAATAAAGAACAGAGAGGTAACCTATCACCAGATGAATTTAACAAAGTTGCGACGCAAGTTCAGTTAGAAATATTCGAAAGTTATTTTGACACAGTAAATCAACAACTTAGAAGGCCAGATAACGATACTGAATATGGTGATAGAATTAAAAATGTAGATCAAGATATATCTATGTTTAAAGAATACGGTAGCGCCTCTTATAACCCCGCAGGAAATTATTTCACTCTACCTGCTTATGAGGGAGGATCTAGCGCATCCCAAACTTTTACTGGTAATGGCATTAGAACCTCTTTTACTTTTACCTCTATAAACTCGTCTCAGTTAGCTAATAGTGTTTTATATGTTTCAATAAATGGAGCACCCACTACGTCTTACGTAATAAGTGGAAACAATATAGTTTTTAATTCGGTTCCTTCTAATAATTCTTCAATTTTAATTTTAGCTACTCCAAAAAACTTTTATATGCTAGGAACTGTCATGCATAAAGAA